ATCTGTTGGAGGAGACTCAGATTCCTTCAATGTTTCCATCAATTCAATCATAATATCATCTGGATCTTCGTTTCCAACTAGTTCATCAGTCACGACACGAATACGATTACGGTTTGTATCAGTATCCGTTGGTCTTTTTTGTTTTTGCTCTTTGACTGTTTTTCTTGGCATTACTTAATACCGAGTTCTTTCTCTGTGAAGACTCTAAACTCATAACCTCTATCAAGGCACCATTCTTTTGCTGCTTCCCACTTAGCCTGGTTTCTAGCATACTCATATGCTTCACGGATATAACCTTGAGTTTGTCTCTTTGGTTTTGGTGGTGGAGCAGTTTGTCTTTGAGGTTTAACTTCAATTAAAGAAGATTTGATTTTTCCACTAGAATCTCTATACTTAATAAAGAAGTCTGGGAAATACCTATGAATCTTATTGTCAATTGGTGAGCGATAAGGAATACAAAATTCTTCTGACTGCCATTCTAATACATTTTCATTCAAATCACAGTATTTCATAAATTTACGTTCCCATAAGGAGCGATAAATGATATTAGTTGGGTCACCTTTGTATTTTTTGGGATTAGAAGGTTGATATTTTCCGCTATATGCCATCTAAATACTTAATAATGTAATACTCGTATAAGGTATTTAGAGTGCCAGCACCTAAACCAAGAAGGATATCAGACTTCAAACCAACATTAACAAACCTAGCACAGACTTCACATTATCAGTTGACTTTTGGTGGATTGCCTACTGCGCTGAGACAACATTTGAATGTAAGAGGTGTTGGATATAGATTCATTACTGAAACTTCAGGGTTACTCTGTAGTTCTGCTGTAATACCTGGAAGTTCACTTGCAACAGCAGATGTTGTTGGAAACTACATGGGTGTCACTGAAAAGATGGCACATACAAGAGCATTTACTGAAATTCAATTAGAATTTTATGTTGATAGTGAGTATAAGACAGTAAAATTCTTTGAGCACTGGATAGAATTTATTTCTAGTGGATCTGGTGAATCGCAGGCACAGGATGGATACTACTTTAGAATGACATATCCAGAAGATTATAAGTGTAATCAAACCAAGTTGGTTAAGTTTGATAGGGATTATGATAATGCCATTGAGTATACATTTTATGGGATGTTTCCACAGTCACTGAATTCTATGGCTGTCAACTATGGAAACTCTGAAATACTTAAAACAACAGTAACATTTAATGTTGACAGATATGTTGCTGGAAGATTTGATAGTTATTCTCTTTACAGAGGCTCTGATAATAATAAGGAAACAACAAATAAAACTGGGTCATCAGTAGACAATATACAACAATCTCAGCAGAATTTAGTTCCAGTTCGTGGTAGCACTGTTGGTGCTGGTGGTGTTAGATTCATACCTGCAGGATCTTCTGTCGCAGAAGCAATCAATTCTGGTCAAGTTTATAGGGACATTAGAGGATCTAGCATAGAGCCATAAATAATTCTAACTGAATTTTTTGGGTTATTATGCCTTTACCAAAGATCTCTACACCAACATATGAGTTGGAAATTCCTTCTACTGGAAAGAAAATTAAGTATAGACCATTTCTAGTTAAGGAAGAAAAAATCCTCATCATTGCAATGGAAACTGAGGATAATAAGCACATTGCTAATGCAGTAAAGGATGTAATTTCTAGTTGCATTCTCACTAGAGGAGTAAAGGTTGAAGATCTTTCGACATTTGATATTGAATATCTTTTCTTAAACATTCGTGGTAAATCTGTTGGAGAAGATGTTGAGGTATTAATTACTTGTCCAGATGATAATAAGACTCAAGTTCCAACTCTAATTAATCTTGACGATATTCAAGTTCAGATTTCAGAAGATCATAGTAGAGATATTAATCTTGGTGGGGATATGACACTTAGAATGAAGTATCCTTCAATGAGTGAATTTATTAAGTCAAACTTCACCACAACTGACACAATTGGAGTTGATGATACATTTGATTTGATTTCTTCTTGCATTGAGCAAGTTTATACTGAAGAAGAATCGTGGAATGCTTCTGACTGCACTAAGAAAGAATTGACAGAATTCTTAGAGCAATTGAGTTCAAAGCAATTTAAGCAGATTGAAAAATTCTTTGATACAATGCCTAAGTTGTCTCATAAAATTAAAATCAAAAATCCAAATACTAAAGTTGAAAGCGAAGTAGTTCTTGAGGGTCTTACTGCTTTTTTCGGGTGAGTATGGCTCATACTAATCTTGAGTCATACTTTAAGGTTAATTTTGCCCTGATGCAGCATCATAAATACTCATTGACAGAACTAGAAAATATGATTCCTTGGGAAAAGGAAGTATATCTATCCCTTCTCCAACAATACATTGAGGAAGAAACCCTAAAACAAAGAGCAAATGGCTGAGATGCAATCACCCATCGCGGGTGGACTAAGTGGAGCTAGAAAAACTGTATCTGCGTCCTCTGCTATTGGTCGTACGACATCAAGCAGCTCTCTTGCCACTGAGATTGCACAAGCATCATCAGACAGACAAACTGCAGCAGTATTAGAGCAAAACCAAGTTGCTTTGCAGAATGTCAGTGACTCGGTATCAAGAATCAGCAGTCAGATGATTCTTATTAATAATAATCTGATGCAAATCTCTGGTCTTATTTCTCAGGGTGCAGCATTAGAAAATCTTCAAGCACAACAAAAAGCGAATCAGGAAAGAATATTAGCAGAACAAAAACTTAGAGAAGGAAAAGAAAGTATAATAGAAAGGAAGATGCAGTCAGTTTTGGCTGCACCTGTGCAAAGCATTGGAGCAAAAGCACAGTTTTCATTGATGAATCTGATGGATTTCTTCAACCGCCTATTCTTTGGTTGGTTGTTGAATCAAGGAATACAGACAATTGTAGCACTTACTGAAGATAATAGTGAAAAGTTAAATCAAATAAAAGATAATGTCCTGAAGAATCTCAGAGATGTAGGACTAACTTTACTTGCTTTACAAAATGGTTTTGGATTATTCAGAGGTGGTCTCCTAAGAATTGGAACTAGGATTGCACAGGCAGTAGCACTTCAATTATTTTCGAGACCAATTAAAGCTTTCCTTGACCAATTAAAGGGTGTTGTAAAGGCAGTTGCTCCAGCACCATTTGTTGACTTACTAAAAATTGCCTATGGGTACGTTACTGGAAGAACTGATATACCTACAGGTCAAGGGAATGATGGCACTGGTGCTGCTGATACTACAAGTGCTGCCGATGCAATGGGAGGTTTAACTCTTCCTGGTGCAGCTGCACAAGAAACACCAACACAGTTTATTGCTGGTGCTGCTGGTGGATTACTTGCATTTGATGTTGGTATGAAAATTCCCGGACCTGGATGGTTGAAAGTTTTAAGTGGTCTTACATTCTCTGTATTAGGATCAGAAGCTGCTAAAAATATTGTATCGAATCTCACAGGAACTTCGGAGCAAGCAGCACAGACTACTTCTGATGCAGAAGCAACAACTAGCATGAAACCTGAAGAGGGTAAATCTGATGCAACTGCTACAATATCTGCACAAATATCATCTCCCAATTTAAAAGACAGGTCACAATCTATTCCTGAACCACCTAAACCAAAAGCAAATGTGACAGTTGTTGATGCTCCTGCACAACAGCAAGCATCTGCTGCCACACAACAAAAACTAGGTTTGGCAAACAGAGCACCTAATGTGTCTAGTTCTAATCCAGATAATCCATTCCCATTATTCTCTGTCGTGACTTATAACGTACCAGCAGCGATAGGATAATATGGCAAGCACAACACTAGCATATAAGTCATCAATAAGAATATCTTCATTATCGAGAACTATTGATTCTATCAATAAAGTTTATGGAAATGTGCAAGAGACGACTAGCACTATCGCTGACACATTAACAAGACAAAATGAGCAGAAGAGAAAAAGTTTATCTGATAGTTCAAAGTTTTTCTTAGCAAGAAGAGAAGCAGTTAGAAGAAGAGAGCAAGAAAGTCTTATTGAAGCATCTGGTATTGGTGGTGCTATAAAACGGACTAATAAAGTTGTTATGGATAGTACTAAAGGTTTCTTAGGAAGAATCCTTGATTTTGCAGGCACTTTGTTAGTTGGATGGTTAGTTTTAAATCTTCCAAGAATCATTGATGGTGCTAAGAAACTTATTGAAAGAATTCAGAGTTTAGTCAACACAATGACTAGTGCAGTTGGCAATATAACTGATTTTCTCTTTGGTTTTGGACAAATGCTTGGTGGCATTTTTGTAGATGTTTCATCATTTAACTTTGGGAATATTGGCAATACCATTAATGATGGTATGGATAAGATGAATGAATCTTTGAGAAAACTGGAGCAAGATGTTTTTCAGGGTATTGACTTACTGACAAAACCTATTGATTTTGGACTTGATGATGTTATAGAAGGTGAAGGATTACCACCATCTAGTGGCGCTCCTCCTGATAGTAAACCTACAAGTATTGGTGCAAACCCAACTAGTCTCAATGAGGGTGCAAGACTTTTAATGCAAAAAGGTTTTCCTGCCATTGGTGCGGCATATCTGGCAGGAAACATTCAACAAGAATCTGGATGGAAAGCACAAAGAAAGCCATGGGTTCTTAATGATGGAGCAGGCACAAACAAAGGTCTAATCAGTTGGAATAGAGGAAGAATTCTTGCTGGAGAAAAGTTTCTTGGTAAACCACTTGAGACTGCAACTGCTTCTGAGCAGGTTGATTGGATTAAAGAAGAAATGAAGAGATATGGTGTATTAAAAGTCTTTATGAATCCAAATGCTACAGAGCAGCAATTGAAAGATGCCTCATACAAATATATCGTTTGGGGAGATACTGGTGACCGCTGGAAATACTCTAGATCAGCATATCAGTATCTTCTAAAGGAAGGTAAATCTGCAACTGTAACGCCAGTAGCACCTGGAAAACTTGGGGGTCCGTTAAAGAAGGGTCAGAATGTTGCTGGAATGATTGCTACTAAGGGCGTTGGATACGCTCAAATTACTGATATATATGACCCAACTGGAGCAAGAATTGGAAGGAGACATAAAGGTATTGACATTGCAGCACCTGCAGGCACTTATATTGCACTTCGGGTTGATTGTGAAGTCGTTGCTACAGCAAATCAAAGGGATGGATATGGGTTAGTTATTGATGTTTGGGTGCCTCAATACGGTGTCCAACTTAGATTTGGTCACTGCAGCAAATTCCTGATTACTTCTGGAAAAATACCAGCAGGAAAATCATTCGCTGTTGTTGGATCTACTGGAAGATCTTCTGCACCACATATTCACTTTGAATATTCTACAAAATATAATGATAGTAGATATGGTGGATCTGGCGACCCATCTCCATACGTACCTCTTATTATCTTAACTTCATATCTTGGTGAATCGACTTCATTGACTATGGCAACAAAGCCATCTGCTGCTCAAATAGCAGTGGCACAGAAACCAAGTGTTGCTGGTAAAATTACTACAGAAAGAAAGGGTGAGGAGGTTGTCGTCATCAGAAGACAGCAACAATCTGAACCAATATCACCTGCTTCTATCATATCTACTGGATCAAAAATGATTACTGGTGGAAGAGAGTTAAATACCTTTATCAAGGACATCTTATTCTTAAACCTAGCAAATAGTTAAATGGCAGCAATAGATGCATCACAATACGATATAATAACAATCGAATCAATCGATGGCAGTAAGACGGTTGATATTCGATTAGGAACTGTTGGTGTAAGTTACTACGAAGATATTTTCTCACCAACAATTACAATGAAAATACTTGTGGCAAGCACTGGTGGAAGTAGTGTTGGTGATAGTCTTCAAGGTCTTTACAGTGGACTTCCTCTTCGTGGTGGTGAGAGAGTTGCTGTGAAGATACTTGGAAACTCTGAGTCCAACAAAGGACTAGATTTCTCTACAAAGGATGAATATCTTTATGTTTCTAGTATTTCTAATGTAATTACTGAAGCTCAAAGAGAAGTATTTACTCTTAATCTTGTCTCAAGAGAAGCACTTATCAATGAGACTACTAGAGTTTATGAGAAGTTTCCATCTGGATCTAGAATTGATGCTTCTGTAGAAAAGATTATCAAAGATAAGTTAAACACACCAAAACCTGTTGAGGTTGATGTTGCATCAAATAAGTATGGTTTCATTGGCAACTTGAGAAAGCCATTTACTGTATTAGTTTGGTTAGCATCTAAAGCAGTATCAGAGGATGGGAAGTCTGCTGGTTTCTTCTTCTATCAGACACAGGATGGTTTCAAGTTTAAATCCGTT